CCCTTCTTCCCGCCGTTCTTCCCGCCCTATTTCCCACCATGTTTTGCCGGTTCATGCGGTTCATGTTCCCCGTCATCATCAAATGGAACGGGAGCGCTTATCGGGTGCCAAATGCCGGGCTGTCAGACGGGTTGCCGTTACTACACAACCACAACAACATGTGGTTGTACGGGGTGCACCAATGCCTGTGGTGTTCCTGGGTCGGTATCCTCTGGATGTTCAACATCCAATACTGGTTCGGTGTGTGTATAGCCAATAACCGTATATGCTATTGTGACTATTAACAGAGAAAAGGACACCACATGTCAGACGAAACCCCAACACCACCAGTATTCACGGCACCAGTAAACCATACACATTACGCTTTCGTCGTAGATGGTGATTTGGGCTGGCTTCACTCAATAGACAACAACCTTGAAGGTGCAAACGCTGTATTCAAGTCTGCCCCAACGATCGTTGAAATTTCAGAAGAACAGTTCCTCAATTTCCTAAACGGAGCGATCCCGCCGTACGGCAATTACAAGTGGGACGGCACGAACTGGTCGCTCGCCACAGAATAATGAGCGCATGGCAGGAATATAAAAAGAAAATGGGAACAACAACCCCATTAACCGCGCTCAACCCTGATAACTACAATTTTGACGAAACCGTATCCAACAAGCGATACGAGATATGTGAATCATGTCCTAGGTTTTTCAAACTGACCAAACAATGCAAAGAGTGTGGTTGCTTCATGGCTATAAAGACAAAACTCCGAGAGGCAGAGTGTCCTTTAGGCAAGTGGTAATTGGGGTAGTGTTTATACATGGCTTACCTCGGGCATGAACACATTTATACTTTTGATGATTTCATCACAGAGGAAGACGCCTCAGAATTAATCAGATTCCACGATGACGAGTTTCAGTGGGATAGCAGTATGTCTTGGGTTGCCCCATTGGAACAATTCAATGTTGGATCCGTTGTCCTCACAGGCGCATATGGGGAAGAGGTAAAAAGAAGGCAAAGCGAATGGAGCCCCACTTCAACGCACCCATTAAGCGCTGTTTATGGCGAAAAAATCATGAAGATAGCCTCACAGACATTTGGTAGAACTTTAGTTCACAGGCTTATCCCTTACTACAAGAAATTTCTAGTTGGTTCAGATCATGATCCACATGCTGACAGTGAAGCGATGGACAAAGGCGTTGTTGACTTCATGCCACGGTATAGTCCAAGCGAATTCAATACACCTGTCCTCATTGAGGTTGCCGCAAACCTCTATCTCAATGATGAATTTGAAGGTGGAGAACTTTATTTCCCCACTCGCGATTTGGTGATTAAACCAAAAGCAAGACAACTGATTCTTTTCCCCGGCGGGCACGAGTACATTCACGGAGTCAAAACAATAACTAGTGGAGATAGATGTGTTTTGTTCAGTCCGCTAACAAGCCCGCAACGCCTACTTCTACACATGCACGCCTACAACACATGGCAGGAACTAGAGAAGGTAAAAAATGAGCGACAATGATTTGTTTAACGGCACCACGCCCGAAATAGACAAGCCAACTATCAAAGAGATCATGGATACACCCATGGAAAGTTTGGGTGGAGGGGTCGTACGATTCCCCGGCGTAGTTAAAATTGACCGAGAAAAAGTAAGCAAATGGTGCGACGCCAATGCAAAAAAAGCCCACGAGCAAAGATGGACTTACCACAAAGACAACGATGGCGTCACCTATGCGACCAACGAAGATGGGAACAAATTTTCCCTTGAACAGATTGAAGAAGTTCCTGTTCGTCTTTTAAACCCAGTAGAACAAGACACAGATCCTGAAATGGTAGAAATTTTCAAGCATTGGGAAGACGAAATTTATAAATGCCTAATCAAATACATTGATGAATACCCAATGGTTCTTGGAACCTTGTGGTGGAGAAGCCGTGGTCACTTAATGCGATACGACGAAGGAGACTACCTAGGTATTCACAATGACAACGATTCAAACTTCCGCTCCACCAAAGGCAAGCGATATGTCCCAACTGGTCAGATGCAGATGCGTCAAGTTGTTGCAATCATGCTGTACCCAAATGACTGCGTTAATACAGAAGAAGAGTACGACGGAACGAACTATGTTGGCGGGAACTTATTCTTCCCATACTTGGGTATAGAAACCACACCAAAACAGGGAGATATTTTTATCTTCCCAACAAACTATATGGCTACCCATGGTGTGAAAACAGTTACCAAGGGGCACAGATACGGATATCTAGAGTTTTGGTCTCAAGGTAATTCCGACGAAAGTGTTTTGATTAGCGTTGCAGAGCCTGCTGATTGTGATGGTTGGTGCCGACCGCATTGGATTGACAGCCTGTACGACGACTACAACAAGTATTGTTTGTACTCAGAGTATTTAAATCCTGAGAAAGTTGATCGCGCAAACCCTGTTTATCAGAACCGAACCCTTGAAGGCAACGAGGGGCAAATGCAACCGTATTCTCATCACAGGGTTTTTGAAGATAACAAAGACAGAGGGAAAATAAATCCAGATGTTCTCATGCCCAACATTCAAGAAAGTTGAGTTCATTGATCTATTAGTGAATGCCTCGTATTATGGGCATCTTCTCAATGTTTATGGCGCTGTAGGTTTTAAGAAAATAAATGTTACTCCAGCACAACAGCAAGAACTATGTAGGCTTCTAGGTGATTTTGTTAATTGGATACCGAATTCCAAACATCCGACTCCAACAGTTGAACAGTACATCCAAACTTTTGAATTAGAACTCCAAAGTAAAAAGCCTAGACAAAAATTCTTGACAGAATTAAGCATGGACATAACAAGCCAGCCACCACCCGTCGGTTCAATCCTGAACAACACTGTTTTTCAGTGCAGTAAAAAATCGGGATCAACAGTCCTTATTGATATGAGAAAAGTGTTTAGCCTCCTCAGGGAAGAGTGGCAAGATTTTATTAGTAAAATTGCTTGGCTTGATTCGGAAACAGGGATTTCGCGTCTGATGGTTGAAAAACATAGGAGCACTAATCAAAAGATACTAATATTTTCTACAGAATTTGCATTAGAATTAGAACAAGATTCAAGGTATAGATTTTTCTCAGACGGTGAAGAAATTAATCAGGAACAGAAAAAAATATTAAAAGAAATATTTGAAGAAATACTTGACATTATCCATATATGCAATCTGAACATCCTAGAAGAATGGAAATGGGACGAAAAAGACTTACTGATAATTGATGACAGTTGCATGATGCAAGCAACAAAAGGTGGATTCAAGTATGGCTCACGAATAATGATCCACCAAAAATGTTCGGCTAACTAGTTATATCACCAACATAAACTTGTTTCTGATAGGAATATCCGACATCTTCGCGGAGTTTTTTCATCCAAGAGTATTGTGCATCCATTGAAGTTGATTGCGAATTGATATCAAGATGGGAAGTCAAACCATGAGCGAACCAAGACAGGTAAGCGAACCTGACACCACTCTCTAATGGTGCAACAGAATGACACCCAATAAAAGAAGATGGGTAGATGAGGATGCTTCCTTTTGGGGGCTTTATATTTATTCCCCAAGGCGCAAAACCTATTTCTCCTCCTTCGTAATCATCGTTTAATACGAGGCTAGAAGTAAGCGTATTGTGAATAGGGAATCTATTTACCTCAACAAAACTGTTCGGCTCATACGCAATGGCGCAGTCAGAATGCGATCCAATATACATACCTTTGTGATACTCAATAAAATACCCACGAGTTCTCCAAGTAACCGTTTCCATCACAACAGGAAAAGATTTACAATATTCAACAAGGCATTTGTAGATTGAGTCCTCCAATAATTGTACAAAGGCTCTATCGTCATCCGAAATTCCTTGATACAGAGTGTTGGTATGGCGAATCGGTAGAGAAGAAAGATGGTCGTCTTGGAATTCGTACCCACCATTGTTTTTGACTGTTTCCTCATCTTTTGCAATACCGTAGACAGTCGGAGGGGAGTTATCGTACATTCGCTTCATAAAAGAAACAAAGAACTCAGAGTCCACATTGACAGCATCTTCAAAAAGAATTATTCCGCTACCCAGATGTCTGGCTTTCATTAGTTCATTCGCTCTGTCAAAGTAAAACCAAGATGTTCTGTATCTTTGACATTGGCAGTCAAATAGTTGCGGAAGTCTCTCCTTAGATTTGGCATGTACACGTTTGTTGATCGTTGCGCCTCTTCGGGGTCAGTTGTAGGGTCAACAATTGTTTCGTTGAGGTCAGGGTTTGGTGACCCATGTGAATACCAGCCAAGGTAACTGTAACGAGTTCCGCCAGTAACTGGTTTCACTTCGTGTGAGGCAATAAAGTTTGAAGGGAACATCAGAATGTCTCCCTTGCGAGGAGAGTAAGTTATTCCGAGATAGTCAAAAACATGTTCTCCTCCACTGAATGCATCCTCTCCAACTTGATCTATACCGACGCAATCGTTGACATACATAACTACTGAAAGAGTATTTTTTGTTGGTAACTGCTCTTTAGGGTGGTCTATCCCGTATAGATAGTCCACACTTGAATCAGAGTGTGTCCCCAAGAATAATCCACCCTTTTGTGTTGAGTAAGAAACAATATGCCCCTTAACCTTCCACCAAATATTCTTGTATGCGAGCGGATGAATGGTCATATAGCCAAGCAAACAATTATCTCGGGCAGATTCTAAAAAATTCAATAGTTCAATTACTTCAGGTCGCTTATCTTGATGAGTGTTGGCTGCCCGCCGTGGCATCATATCAACACCATCTTTTCTGAAAATATACCCACTTCGGTTTATGTAACAGGGTTCGCCTGTTTCAGGGTTTATCCCTTCTGTGTACATAGATTCACGTTCAGAAGCAACGAATTCTTCAAATAGATCGCGCGTTGAGCCCCAATCTACCGTGAAGGCGTTTTTGAAGAGTATTACTCCACCACCCAATTCCTCTGGCTCTATCCCGTTGAATTTCATTTAAATGTGGTCTTTCGCTCTGCTTTTGAATAGTGTGAGTTTCTCTGGAACCCCATTAGGGTACTTGCGATAAATATAGTCTTCATAATCGTCAATGAGAGTTTCAAGCCACCACTGACCACCAGAATGGTATTCGCCGTCAGACACAATAGGGTTAACCCCATGTTCAGGTGCTGGTGTGCCCTGAGCGAACCACAAAAGATATGAATACCTTGAACCCTTGGTTATTTCATGTATCTCATGGGCTCCAAGATAGTTTGCTGGCATCAAAACGATAGAGCCCGTATGAGGGACAATGTCAATATCAAAGTAAGGAATACTCATGTGACCACCGCTGAATCCATATTCACATTGACTTCCGTCATCGGTGCACGAATTGAAATAAACAAGCGCAGAAACAACGTTCCGAGTCGCATGATCAAGTTGAGGAATAGCGCCATACCTGTAATTCACATCATTATCAGAATGAAAGCCAAGGCTGGCACCCTCGTCGTAGCAAAGAACATGACCACCAGATTTCCACCACAAACACTGCAAAATCGCAGGGAACATCTCTATATATTCAAGAAGTGCTTCGTAAACACGATCATCACATTCTTTAAAGAATGGGTGAGTTAGGTTTTGAATTCTTACTGGTGAACGCTTGTATGCGTCAAGACCATAAATAAACCCACCCTTATTGATGGTGTGCAAGGGTTCACCGTTATCGTCATAGACAATAGTGAAATTCTCTTGACGCCACTTTTCTTTTTCCTGTTCAAGATATGAAATCAAGTCACCCTGTGGGACGGTTATCGCATTCTCAAAAAGAACAGTTCCGCCACCAAGATGTCTTGGCTGAAGCGGATTTTTTTCATTCACCAAAAACCTCTTTCAATGCTTCCAAAATAGTCTCCGTGCTTTGATCTGTCAGCCTCTCCGCGGCAAGAGGGAACTCACCCCAACTGAATCTGCGAATAACCCTACCAGAAGAATCAACTAGAAATTTTTCATAGTTATGAGGGACACGATGAAGAGCCTGATTCGCAAGATTATGACCATGTGACGCTTCAGCAGAGTTGTCCGCTCTGGTATCACTAGAAATTCTTTTTGCTGTTCCTTTTAGAAATGAAAATAAAGGATGCTCGTTCTCTCCGTTGACTTCAACTTTTTCTGTGATTGGAAAAGTTACCCAAGGGTACGCCTCTTTTACAAATGAGGATATTTCTTCGCTTGTTGCTGGATCCTGTGATCCGAATTGATTGCATGGAACACCGACTACCGAAAAATCCTCGTACATATCGTTGATTGTTTGCAATTCCCATAACTGCCGCGCGGTTCTCGTGTATGACCATATTGCACTTATTTTAGGTAAGTACTTTGTTTTAGTTGCAATATTGACTATCATGCATGTCTTCCCGCGAATACTGGATAGCACATCATCTGTTCCACCATCAGCAGAGCCAATTTTTATATCAAAAACAGAGTTCATTGTAGACACCAAAACTGTGTCATAAAAAATCTGACACCAGATTCAACAGGTGTCACATAGTGAGTGTAGATTTCCGAAGAAGGAAACAAAGCAAGCATTCCCCGTTTTGGCGAAACGCTTACGCCAAGATTGGGAAAATTTAATACCCCACCAGTAAATCCACTATTCAGATATAAAACAGAACTCACGTCTCTACTTTCATATCCTGCGGGTGTAGGGAGATCAGGTTTTAGACCGTCATAATGAGGCTTCAACATCTCACCTTCTTGGTATCCGCAAAAATCATAGCGATTTTCCAATCCGACCTTGCGCCCCCAGATCAGTTCAATATGTTCATGAATTTTGTTAACAATGGGGTTGAAAAATTCGTCCATTTGACCATTATTCGCAATTACCAAAGATGGCTGTTTGTATTCATCACCATTATCATCTTTTGTTGACGAGTAAAAATTGACCCCATCGTCCGTCAGTTCAGTTAAAACTTTCTTTGGATGTGCGATCAGCCTTTGTTCAATAATCTCTGCTGTTTCAACATCAATGAAATCGTCCAGAATGTGGATTCCGCCAGTTGTTGGATGGTCAATGATCATACTGAAATAACTCCCTTGACATTAAGCGTAGAGTAATCGTTGATCTTCATATAACCGCTCACATTCCCATTATCTTCAACAAGGTTAAGGGAAACTTTAGCAATCATCGGTGTGGAGACCTGATATTCGGAATAGAAACAACCTTCACTAAGGGAGTATGTGATATCCGTTGAATACTTACCTTGCTCAATTTTTGCCTTTGAGTCTGTATCAAAAACTATAGATATGTTTTCGTTACCTAAAGGTGTTAAAACGGTCAAGCGGTACGACTTCCCAAATAATGGAGAACCAGTTTCGTAGTGGAAACCATTATTGAACAAACCTTGTGGAGGGCATTCTTTACTCCAAACATTAACAATCAACGACTGTTTAACCCCAGAAGGCGCTGGTGTCGTTCCATGAAGTTGATGACCTGCATCAAATATGATTAAGCGATTACTCTTATATTTGATTCTTTCACGAGTTTCTATTGGGCTATTTTTCAAAATCGGATCAATGAAACTTTTCTCCAAAGAACCGACTGAATCACGAACCAATAAGATTGGATAAAGTTCAAAAAAACCTGCTTCTTCTCCGTTATCCACTCCCCACCAAACAGCACCGAGAGTTGGTGTTCCTAAAGATTTATCGTGAACGTAGCGAGCAGTGTCGGCATCAATATGTGGTTGTATGTACTGACCCGGCTCATATGTTCTTGTCCAATACTCAAATCCGACCACTTCATCAATGTTTATTTTTCCCTCAAATATCTTTCGGATCAATTTCTTTTTGAGGGTATCCATTGGGCTTTTCCACCAACCATCCCAAAACATGTATGGAGAAAAAACCGAACCATTAGGGTCGTTGTACATATTCGGCACAGATGCGACCTTCTCCCCATCACCCATGGATACAGGGAAAAATGAGTCATCATCAAATATTGCGCTCAGGGTTACTTCGTCAAAATAGTTGTCTTGAATAATCATATTACTCCTTAACAACTATTGTAAGTCCATAAAACAAAGGTATATGGTAGACATTACAGAAACTATTGTGTTTTAGTTCATGATGCCATTCCCACGCAGGACTTACTATCGTTTTATTGTGATACAGAAATGAGGAGTCCGAACTGTTTTGGATCAGCATCACCCCACCAGAATTGAGCCTGTCAACATAAGTTGATGCACCCAAAAACGGATTCTCCATATCCGATGACCAACCAAGAATCAAGTCATATTTAGTGTCTTCATCCAAATCTAATTCCTGTCGTGTCACCATTTTATACGGCACATTTGGAAGAATATTTGAAGTCCCTTTAGCGAATCGTTCATAATACAAAAGTCTCTTTGAGTTAAGTATTGAAAGTTCTGCACCATACTTATTCACGAGCGTGTCATACTTGAATCTGTCCAAATATCCTGAAATTGACAGAACTGTATTCATTCTTTTCACATCAAAAATTGCAAAAACTAGTGCTAAAGAAAGCCACTGCGGACTTGAGTATCCTTTATGAAGTTTGGCGTGAGGCTGATGAATTACGTAATCAAAATCACTAGCCCCACCAGTAGCGATATTGCGACGATCAACGCCAACGGTATTGAACATATACTCGCCAATTAAAACAGACTGTGCGCAATCTTCATCTATGCATTGGTCGGCAAAATCAGAAAGCGGTACGTCTGTAAAACTGCTCAAATCAAACAGTTGATCTAACTCGTATCTTTTGTTATCAGACATTTGATAACTCGTAGGATGAAACTTGAAGATCAAAGTATGAGCGACGAAGAACCCGTGCTAAAAGTATGTTCTGACTCTTTAGATATTCATACACGGCATAGTTTTCTGTGTGCATATTTATAAGATGCGAAGGCTTATATGCATAAATCGTGCGAATACGCTCCATTGCCTCATCAAAAGAAACAGTTTTGATTTCTGATTGTTCATAACCTAAAGTCAAAAGCACGCAAGCAATTGTTGTGGAAGCATAGCCAAAATCAGAGGTGGCGTCATAGGTTTCATCCTTTGTTTTCATCAGTGCCGTCCTCTACCGTGTAGTCAATAGTATGACAATTAGTTACCCATTCACCGTTGGACAGCCATCTTCCTGTTTCGCTCTCAAAATAAATTACGCCGTCATCAAACTTTGGGAGGTCAGTATCTGACTCCCCAAATTTTGTTGGATCTTCTACTTGCTCGTTCGGATCCATGACATTACGACAACTTCTTTAATGCAAAAATTTCGCTTTTCAAACATTCCCAACTTGTATGAAGTGGGTCTTGAAAATTATAAGGATTAGCCGAAGTTTCGTTAATAGAAGACGGGTCAATATCCATCATTTTAGAAAGAATAAATATTGATTCCTCTAAAAAAACCTTAGCCTTAGATCTTGCCTTCTCGTAATCAAAAACGCCTATGTCCATAGGCTTCCATGCTAGTTCATCGGTTCATTCAGTTTTGGCAACCCCTGAAATGACGGTCCGATCTTATTCCCGTCGGCATCCAAACCAGTTTTTATCCCTTTTGTCCAAGTCCATGGTTTTTCTTGGTTATTTTTTGATTTCATGGCACCATACTTGGATCGTTGTTCAACAAGTTCTTTGTCATCCCACAGGCTTGACACTTCAAAAGAAGTTTCAGAAAGCACCCTATTGTCAAATAGGGTAAAAAACATGAATGGCATACCAGCCTCAAACACGACTGGTTCACCAATTCTGGTGATCATCCAGTTCATTTGGAACTCATCCGGCCACCAAGAACTTGGAATGATTGCAGATAGTGGTTTAGCACCATCAACCATATAGTTTGGCGACCCACCAATCCAAATGTCGTAGTTTTCTTCTGTGCGAAAAGCGTATTGTGTTGAAAAGGAGATCATGCCAATAATGCTTGAATGAACAATGAGTTTGTGTGCGCCAAGCGCAGTCTGTATCTTTTCACCAGAGATGATGGTTGGTGGCACATTGCCTCCATTCCACTCAACGACCACATCCTGCTCTAGTTGCAATTCCCACCCATAAACATTCGCATAGGTCATTGGTAGGCATTGGTAAGCATGCTTGTTATAGGTGTTGTCCATCCACTCCCGTTTGAGCCGAGACTGAACTATTTTGGGCGTAGTTGTCTGTGTTTTCAGTAATTGTATTTTTGACATTAATAATTTTTTTCTTGACTGTAACTTGCTTGACGGGTTAGGTCATGGTTGTTGTCGTTGTAATCAAACATTGTCACAGCAGAGTACTTCGTCCCTGAAAGAACTGGCTTAGCCGCATGGGCATATATGTATGTTGATGGGAAAAGAACAATATCTCCGTATTCGGGCTTGAAGGACAAATCCAAATAGGGGAACCATAATTCCCCACCCTCGTAGTCATCATTCAAATACATACATGATGAAGTAGTGCATGTATAAGAAAAACCATGATCTGTATGGACTTGAAAGTGTTGATTCGTTCCATACCTAATGTAGTTAATCGCCTCCATGTAGGCGAGATTAATGTTGTAGCGCTTCTCGTAGTCCGCGATGCACTCTTTCAGCGGGTTTTTAGTGTCATTGTAAATGTTTATCAATTCAGAGAATTGGGGAGGGCAGTGTTTGATATGGAGTTCACCCATCTTGCAATCAACGCAATCTCTGTACTCGGGCATTTTTTGGTTATAACCAACTAGCGCATCCATCCACATGTATGGCGGTGTCTTGCTTTCCCCAATTGTTTCTTCAAGACGATCTACAAGTCTTAACGACTTTGGTAAGGCGTTTTGATATAACAGGATCCCTAGACGTGGGTCACTTAAATGAACAGGATTTTTCATATGCTCAGTCTACCTCCCATACTTGTTGCCATGAGTATCTTTCGCCAGAAGTAACACTGGTCACTTCATGACATGAATTCTCGTCGGCAATGTTATTAAGTAAAACCATCGTATTGGCAAGTGGCTTCAGCGTGATACCGAGAAACGGAGCATGGAATTCGCCCCCTTCAAAATCATCATTTATGTAGTAAACCGTAGAAAATGAAGCAGATACATAATCTGTTCCTATGCTCTTTTCATAAGTATCAGAGTGCATGCGCAGACCGCGCCCATCTGAATACTTCAATAAAAAGTTATTGTATATTCCCCTAGGATGAATATCAAATGTTGACATAATAGCCTTCATTGACAAAATCTCAATTTTAAGAATAACTTTTTTTATTTGTTCATCAATCGGTTTATTGCGAAAATATGACCAGTCCATGACCGTGGGTGGGTAATCAAGATCGGTGTTATCTGTTTGAGATGGAACGTATGGTCTGAGATAAGAAACAGATGCGTCACCGCTGTGTGCAACATGTTTGAACCGCACAGCAGAAAGTTCGTCCGTTGAGGGCTGAAAATCTACGCCGCTTTTAACATATTCAAGTAGCAACTTATGATCGTCGGCGTTTAAGAAATCTTTAAAAACATGAAAATTAGTGTTTGGCATTGAATTAACTTTCGTCCAAAAGCCAAAAATGTTGGCGAACATAGCGCACACCTTTTGTGACGCTATTGACGCGATGAGCCATATCCTCATCCCATGGCGTGCAATTTAGGATTAGGGAATTTGGTTTTGGCTTAAAACTTAGCCCAATATACGGAGTGCAATGCTCTCCACCCTCATAGTCATCATTTAGGTAATAGATTGAAGCAAAATGGCATGGACGATGCGCAGTTGGTGAACTCTCATTAAAATCATAGCCATCTGTGTGCATTCTCATTGAGCGACTGTTTTCAATTTTTGTGAATACTGGCGGAAAAGTATTTTGTGCTTTTTGCCCAAACAAAGAAAAAATTTGTTCATTTATTTGAGAATCAAGTTTTGTGATTATGTCTAAGATCTTTTGTTCAATAGGTTGATGTAAGACCAGATTCCAGTCTTCATAGTTTTCCAAGCCCTCGGGGAAAGGTTCCGCCATCTGCCCACTTTTTATTTTTTCAAAAGTTTCATCATCAAAAACTTCTGAACGCAAATATTCAATAGATTCATCTTTGCTGTGCTTTACTGTATGAAATCTTGTCGCTGTAGGAGGTCTTTTATCCATTGATTCAGTGAATCCCCAAGTAAGTGGATCCGTATTTCTTACATACCAATCCAATGTTGACCATGAATCGCCATCTAGAAAATCTTGATAAATAGAAATACTCGGGTATACGCTTTTCGGCGGGTTGGACGGAGTCGGCATAGTTTTAAACATGTCACTCATCCACAACGGTATAGAAAGCAGGAGTCGTATATCTTTCTCCACTAATCACTGGTTTAACCCCGTGCATGTAATAGAAGTCTCCGGGGTGAAGTACTGCTAAACCCGGTTTGGGTTTTACGATGATGTCGTGCTGTGGGTAGTAAAGTTCCCCACCTTCAAAGTCGTCGTTGTAATAAAAAAGCGAATTTATGTCATATGTTGGGAACGGATTTGGGGATCCATCGTTTAATTGTTTATCGGCGTGGGGTTGTTGCTCTATCCCTCCAAACCAACGGATCAGGCATGGCGGACGGGAACTTAATTTTACATGAAAAATATCTTCCATGGTTTTAGCCATTTTGGCTATGTAGTGATCAATTAGATCGTAGATACCCGAATCAAGGCGCTTTAGTATCGTCGCCGTGCATTGACGGTCATTCCAATAGGACGCATCATAGGTGCAGACACCCTCTTCGTTGTAGGTGTTTTCTAGTTGATCGTTATGCCACTCTTTGATGTTTCGCGCAAAACCAATGATTTTTTTGACATCGTCAGAATCAATGAAGTTTTCTATGACATGAATGTTTTCTTTGCCTCGCCCAAAAGCGCCGGGTTTTACAGCCCAAGGACCATCATCAAAGTTGTGTTGTGTTTGTTCCACACAAAAATCCTAGCACTCTAGGGTGTGATACTTATTTGAATGCTGGTGGGAAGAACGGAGGGAAAAATGGTGGGAAAAATGGCGGGAAGAATGGTGGGAAGAATGGTGGGAAAAATGGTGGGAAGAACGGTGGGAAGAACGGAGGGAAGTATGGAGGGAAGTATGGCGGAAAAAACGGCGGAAAGAACGGCGGGAAATAAGGTGGGAAATAAGGTGGGAAATAAGGTGGGAAATAAGGTGGCGTTACTGCTGCGCTCGCTGCTGAAGCAGGACTAACAGGACCGCTACTGCTCGTAGCAGTCACAGTAAACGTATAAGCAGTATTTGATGTTAAACCAGTGACAGTCAAAGGTGAAGATGCACCCGTTGCAACATGACCACCGCTTGATGTTACCGTGTAGGAAGAAATAGTACCAGTTTTTCCAAGGTAGGCAGGAGCAGTGAACGGAACAGTAACGGTTTGCGCGGTATTACCTGCCGTATTGTTGACAACAGCATTTACGGTTGGCGTACCAACTGTCGGTGCTGCTGGTTGTTTACCGCCAGAATCTTTTCCTTTTGTTGCCATATTATGCGCTCAAGTCTCCAACGACTACCCATGTATTTTCTGCCCGTTTGATGAGTGTAACATACGACCACTGTGCGCGGAGTTTAAGACCCGGTGTTCCGTTTACCGTCACACCCGCACCAGCAGTGACGGTGCATTGACCAGTGTTTGTTTGCAAAACGTTTATTTGACTTCCAATAGGGAAGGCGACAGATGAGTTTGGCGGTACGGTGAGCGTGTTCGCTGTAGCGACACTCATTTCAACAACCTTGTTTTTGTCAGCCAATACAAGGGTGTATGAGGCGGTCTGTGCGCTTGTTGAAACATCTGCAATCATCCCGAGTGAAACGGTTCCAGAATCTGCCGTGGTTACTATATTCCCGTATGTCGTGCCGTCGTTTGTGGCTTCCCACTTATCAGTAGTTTCGTTCCAGCGGACAAGAACATTTGCCGAGGTTCCACGCTCTACTTCAATACCAGCATTCTCAGTCGGAGTACCTGTCACATCATTATTCAAAATAACAATGTTGTCGGAGACATTTAATGTTGCCGTATTGATTGATGTGGTTGTTCCAGAAACAGTTAGATTGCCACTCACCGTTAGGTCGTTGAATGTGACATTGCTACCAGTTCCGACAGCCTGACCGATTGCAATGGTCGGAGTTGCGGTTTCTCCAGAGTTGTTGGTAAGGGTTACACCAGTACCAGCAACGAGTGACGCAACGTAATCTCCAGTTGTTTTGGTGCCAAGAGCCACCGCGTCATTAGCAACCTTAGATGCAGTTACTGCACCATCTGCAATTTTTCCAGTACTTACTGCGCTATCCGCAATTTTTGCTTCAGTGACTGCTGAACCACCAATTTCGTTTGTGCCAACAGAATCATCAGCCATCATTGACTGCGAAATTGTGTTTGCGGGAAGCGTTACAGTTCCCGTGAAAGTTGGTGAAGAAAGAGTTGCGTACGGAGTGAAATCTGATGTCAAAGCAACAGTTCCCGTTGCATCAGGAAAAGTTACTGTTCGGTCAGCAGTTGGATTACCAGCGTTGAGAACCAATTCAAACTCGTCCGAGGTGTTCCCCTCCATTGTGATTCCACCTGTTAGATACAGGTTTGCGAAAGAAACATTGTCGCCAGTTCCTACTGATTGACCGATTGATAAAGTGTGGGCTGTGCTTTCACCGCTGGTTGCCGCAGATGAAGTAACACCAGTACCGCCAGTAATAGAAGCGACATAGTCACCTGTAGTTTGTGTTCCAAGTGCAATAGATGCTTCAGCCGTAGTTGATGCCGTGACACGACCATAAGCATCCGTGGTTACAGAGGTCATGAAAGTGCTTGTTGCAGAACCACTAGAGTTTGTTCGTGCCAATTCTGCAAGGTCAATACTGTCAGCGTTAATGACGATGCGCGTAGATGATGCAGTACCAATGCTCAGGTCAGAGTTGCTAGCGGCAAGACCATTACCAGCGATGATTTGGAATCCAAGACCCGTAAATTGCTGGAATGTGATGTTGTCTGTCCCAATGATATGAGCGCCATTGGTTCCTGAACCAGTTGACGAAATAGCAAAACTTTGATAGCGGTTTACTGCTGAAGAGTTACTTAGTGAACCAACTTCAACACCCTCATCTTTAGTGATCTGTTGGGCGACAGATCCGTCCATGTCTGTTGCGCGAGTCAAAACCCAAGTTGCACTTACTGAACCTTGAGCAGTAACAACATAAACACCGTTTTGTTTTTGATCTACTTGATTCTTGATCAGGACACGCTGTCCTGTGGAGGCATTTTCTCCATCAATTACTAGACGACCGTTTGAAGTCGCGGTAAGAGTTGCACCAATACCTGTTCCGCCGTCTGCGTCAGTTGTTCCAGCAGAGTATGTAGGTGTCTGTGGAAGCACAGCATGCGTTGCGAGAACAACACTCTTATGCCAATGCTCTTCGGCAAGGCGGTTTTCAAGTTCTAGTTCGGTAACGATAGGGGAATAAGTTGATCCGTTAACAGTCAATTCCCAAACATCGGTGGTTTCATTCCAACGGAGTTGAACATTTGTTGACGATCCGCGCTCAACTTCAATACCAGCATTCTCGGAAGGTGCGCCAGAAGCATTGTTGTTCAAAACAATGATGTTGTCATTTACAGTCAATGTTTCTGTGTTTAAAGTGGTGGTTGTTCCAGAAACTGTAAGGTTTCCTGAAACCGTAAGATCATTAAAGGTAACATTGCTATCCGTGGCAACTGCCTGACCGATAGCAATTGTTGGTGTTGCGGTCTCGCCAGAGTTGTTTGAAAGAGATACGCCTGTCCCCGCAACAAGCGAAGCAACATATCCGCCAGCGGTGTCTGTGCCAAGATCAATGGTGTCGTTAACCCACGCAGATCCATTCCATTTCAGGAATTGACCGCTAGAAGCACTCGTAATAGTTACATCGCCAACTTCATCAAGCGATGGAGGCGCATAATAACCAAGGGAGTTCCAAGCAGTAGACCCGTTTCCGAGTTTCATCTTTAGCGTGTCAGTTTCAATACCTACTTCGCCACCAGAAAGCGTAGGGTTGGCAGATGTCCAGTTTGTTGCTGTGTCTCGTCGCAGTATGATCTTTTTGTACGCCATTACGCGTTTCCTCCGTCAATTTCGTCCAACGGATCTGTACTGATCGTTGAGTTAGATGCTGTTCCTGATTCCCATACTGATATCCCCGCCACCCGTCGCCATCTGGTTCCAAAGCGCTGAAATACTTTATTACCTGCCGTGAACTGGTCGCCGTTCGCAGGACTAGATGGAAAGGTAACAGCCATACAGCAATAATACAGTATTATCCTACATCAAAAAGGAAGCCCTAATTAATGAAAACACTAAATAAATTATGTTAGGTCTCCAGATAGCAAAAATGTGTTTGATGCTACACAGGTGACTGTTATGAGTGAATATCGTGCTCTGGTCGTCACAGAGTTACCCGGCGAGACCATGGAAGCCGCGCCAGACACAGTGACAGAAACCTGTCCAGTACCATATTGAACAATGTCAACCTTTTCTCCGATATTGGCACTCCATGAACCAAGATCCACGCTTGTCGCAGAGGAACTGTTGAATTTGAGCAATTTACCGCTATCAGCATTCAACACCGAATAGGTGGTAGCGGAACTATCGGAGACAGTTTGTCGTGGAGCAGAGTTAACCCAGTATCCACTAACACCATCAAATCTCAAAATCTGGTTAGTGAGCAGATCGCCATCTATTGATACATCTAGCAATTCAGACAAATCAAAGAAAATCGGGTCTTCGCTAGTTACTTGAACCCATGCACCACTGTAGTAAATGTAAAGATTAAGACCAGTGCTGTCGTACCAGAAGTCTCCTGCACCAACATCAACAGATGGTGCGGTATCGGAAACCGTCATGCCACCAAAGTTGGCTAATGCGGTCTGAATGAACTCTGTGGTGGCAACCGCTGTGGTGTTGTTTCCTAGGGTTTGAGTAACTGCCGTCGTTCCTGTTGGTAGTGACGGGGTTCCAGTGAAAGTTGGTGACGCAAGTGGTGCCTTAAGGTCTAAAGCAGTCTGCGTTGCTGTGGAAATGGGCTTATTGGCATCCGATGTGTTGTTAACATTTCCAAGACCAACCATCGTTGGGCTGATACCGCTTACAGTTCCCGTGAAGGTCGGCGAATTCAGTGGAGCCTTGGCGTCCAACTGTGTCTGAATCGCCGATGTTACTCCGTCAACATAATTGAGTTCAGTTGTTGTGAGAGTTGCGCCATCAAGGATGTTAATTTCGGCGGCAGTTGAAGTTACGCCAGTAAGATCCGTTGGTGCGATAGAGATATTCGCGGAGCCATTAAATGACTGACCAGCAATGTTGCGTGCTGTGGCAAGAGTTGTGGCAGTAGATGCATTCCCTGTCAAAGCCGCACTGATTGTTCCAGCAGTAAAGTTGCCAGATGCATCACGAGCGACAATTGCGTTAGCCGTATTTGCGTCAGTTGCCGTGGTAGCAGAGTTGGACACTTTTCCTGCGCTTGAAATGGTTCCAAGTTTTGTGTCATCAATCGCGGCTGAAGCATTAATGTCTCCATTGACGATTGTTCCGTCAGCGATCATCGTGCTGGTGACCGTGCCCGAATCAGCACTTGTGACGATATTGCCGTAGACAGATCCGTCGTTTGTTGCTTCCCACTTATCGTTTGTTTCGTTCCAACGTACAGACACATTGGCGGAAGTTCCGCGCTCAACTTCAATACCCGCGTTCTCTGTAGGTGAACCAGTAACATTATTGTTAAGAACAACGATGTTGTCATCAACGGTAAGAGTTTCGGTATTAATTGATGTGGTCGTACCAGAAACTGTTAGGTTTCCACTTACTGTCAAGTCATTGAAGGTGACATTGCTGTTTGTGGCTACAGCCTGACCGATTGCAATGGTTGGAGTTGCCGTTTCTCCAGAGTTATTAGTGAGGGTTACACCAGTTCCTGCAACAAGCGAGGCAACATAATCACCAGTGGTCTTTGTCCCAAGAGCCACGGTGTTGTCGGGAATTGTTACCGTTCCAGTGAATGTCGGCGAATTGCTTGGAGCCTTGGTGTCAATCTGTGTTTGAATGGCAGAGGTTACGCCATCTACATAGTTGAGTTCTGTTGTTGAAAGAGTGGCACCATCAAGAATGTTTAACTCTGTAGCAGATGCCGTAAGGATAACATCCTCATTGATTTTTGGAGATGACAGCGTTTTATTGGTTAGGGTTTGAGTTGTATCCGTGCCGACAAGGGTGGTCGTTGCATCAGGAATGGTGATAGTTCTGTCCGCCGTTGGGTCGGTTACGGAAAGAGTTGTCTCAAACTCATTGGCAGTTGCACCTTCAAAAACAATGTTCCCATTTAGGTTTAGGTTGGCAAATGTTGGGCTTGCCGAAGACGCGACATCTTGTCCGATAGCGATGGTTGGCGATGCACCTTCTCCAGAGTTATTGGTTACCGTAACACCAGTACCCGCAACAAGAGATTCAACATAAGAACCAACTGTGTCGGTTGACAGGTTTACTGCATCGTTAATCCATGCAGATCCGTTCCATCGCAAAAAATCACCGTTAGTTGCGCTGGTGATCGTGACATCAGAAAGCGCATCAAGCGAAGCAACAGAAAGGTTGGCATTGGCGTAAGAAAGACTTGTCCAAGCAGTTGAGCCGTTACCAATCTTGAATTTAGCGGTATCGGTTTCGTAACCAAACTCGCCGTTATCAAGCGTCGGGTTAAGGGACGTCCATGCAGAAGCGGTAGTTCTTTTAAGTTGAATTTTTACGCTCATGCCGCTATCCCTCCATCAAAGACTGCTATCACACCGTTGGTCACTTCCGCCTCGTAGAGTTCAGGTAACGATATGTTTCCTCCGTCTAGATCTGGAAGCGCGACAGCGCCACTTACAGTATCCCACGAACCACTGTCGTAAATGTAAAGGAGGTTGCTGACATTGTTATACCAAAGATCTCCGTTCTCTGGGTCTGCTGGTGCGGTTGAAGAAATGGTTACATTCGCTCCACCTCCACCGCCTTCTCCTGCGGATACCTGAGTCCAAGTTGAGTTGGAACGGTAGTAGAAAACATGGTTTGTCGTATCAACAGCAAGCGCACCGTTCGGCAGGGAGACGTTCGGGGCACCATTTGTTGTCAATGTGACCATGCCATTAGTGGCGACAAAAACATCATCTGTTGTCAGGGTGTTTGAGTCACTCCTGTACAGATTCGTATCACCAGCGGCTGAACCTGAACCCCAAGTAATTTTTCCGCCAGCATCAATGCGGATTCTCGGAACAGCATCTGAATTTACTCGTGCTGAGAGTGCCTCATCCGATACGGTGCTAAAGCCAAACCCGCGTAGCGGTGACCCAACAAATTTTGTCATAGAAACTCAGCCTCAACTGTTTTCAAAAATATGAAACACCCCTCAAGGTGCTTGTTTTTTATAAATTTTTAACCTGTTATGACAACAGTGTATGCACCGTTGTCTGGGGCAACCGAGAAACTCAGGGTTACTGCATTAACATTGGTTCTTACAACATCACAGATCACCGTATCGTATGTTGCAGAATCAAAAACTTGAACAGACACATTTCGTGTGTTGAAGTTGTGTGTAACAACGATTGATGTTAATGAGTTATTACCAATGACCTGTGATGTGACGCGGGAAAGAGTAGGGGTTGTGGAAGTACGGGTTCCTGTGTCTCCGCCTACCGCAAGATTCTCGCGAGCGCCAGATTCGGTTGTAGCACCAGTACCACCCTGATCAACAGGGAGTGTTCCCGTGGTGTCATCGGATCCTTGTGCAAGGTCAATTACATTTCGGCTTAGAACACCTGCCGTGTATGTGAGACCATCACCAGCAATGTCTGACTTGATTTTGAGACCATCGGAGGTAGTGGCAAGACCAGCAATCGCTGCGTCAAGTTTAATACCTACAGCATCTGAGGTGATTGCAAGACCAGTGCTACCACCAATGGTTACAGAAAGGACACCTGCGTCGTAACCAAGACCGTCACCAGCGGCATCTGATTTGATGCGCAAAGCGTCAGAATGGATCTCAATACCAACACCTGTATTGACATTAAGAACATCGCCAGTTTTTGAAAGACCGTCACCTGCAAGGATGTTTCCCGCTACCGAGAAAAGTGAGAACGCGAGACCAGTTGTTCCAACGGTAATGTCGCCATCAGTGATGAGAACCCAACCGCTGTCTGCGTTCGTTGTTCCATTTTCAACGAAGGTGAACATGCCCGGTGTGACTTCAGCATTGTTGTCTGCGTCAGTTGCTCGTGAAGCAGAACCAGAAACAGAAGCAATGTAGATACCGTTTTCTGAAGCGGTACTTTGGTTCTTGACAAGAACACGGTCACCAGCGACAAGCGTATATCCGTCAATAACATCGCCAGCCTCAAGACCTGAAGCAATGGTGATCGCTGCGGTGGTCGCAACCTTTACGGACGCCTTAACATCAAGACCCGTGCGAGCCGCGTCAACATATCCCTTGTTGGCAACATCAAGATCAGCAGAAGGCGTTGCGGCTTTAAAACGACCGTTTGCGTCGCGCAAAACAAGAGTGTTAGCAGTTTCTGTTGCTGTTGATGCATCAAGTTTTGCTTTATCAGAAGCCGACATAACACCGTCATTGGACGATGTCGCAAGATTCGGCTGAATCGTTACAGCACCATTGGCTTCAGAGATTGTTAGCGCTTCGGACTGATCACCAGTGCTGGTAATGCCGTGAAGCATCTTGCGCCATGCAGAACCCGTATAAACCTTGATGGTTTTTTCGGTACTGTTATAAATTAAACGACCTTCAAAGTTGTCGCTTGAAGGATCGGACGCTAGAACCTCAAATTTACCGTTAATTAACTGATTTTGATTGAGATTTAAATTTGTTACGAATTTTTGTGCCATTTATTTAAATCCTCACGTCAAATAAGCGAAACCAGAAAAAGGGGCTGAAAAAGATACAGTTATACTTGTGTTGCTATTATATACTACATCACCAACTACTACTGTTCCTGCACTATCCACGATGGTTACAGACGGTCTTCCGCCCAAGTCATGTGTAATGTTCCATGTAGACGATGCACTACTTTGGGTGTGTATCTGTCTGTCGTTAAGTACCGCGGCGTCAATAGTTGCCGAAGACAAAGCGGTGAAAAATGGCGTATCCGGCCACCCTGCCTCGGTTTTCGGACCATAAAAATCGCCAGTAAGTACGTCAATATATATATCGCCAACATTGCCGTAGTCTGATGGCTGTGCGGGCATATTAAATCTCTATCTCAATCGTCCAAGGCGCACCCTCGCCATAGGAAACATTCGTTCTAGAACTTGCGGCAACACCCGGAAGAACTACCTGAATAATGTTGGGCTCCTCATTGCCAATATGGACAATGTTCCGTTGATCTTCAATAACAACATTAAAATCCGCGTTGCCCATCGTCAACTGTGTGGAAAGATCACTCATCGTGAAACCTCTCTTTCAAGTTTGAACTCTCCTCTAACCACTTTGTGAACCGCACCAGTTGCAGTTTTAACGATCTCTAGGTCGTAAACACCGCTTTGTGTCAATGAGGCAGTCAAATCGGGGGTTAAAGTCAGTGTTAGCGCCCCAAGAGCGGCGTTGATCGTGATTCGCCCATTGGCGGTAGTTAAACTTATAAGCGCAGTGGATGCGTCAACAGTTCGCCTTACTTCCATGCGGGCTGTATAGCCATTCAGAGAAAACACCGTTCCGTCGGCTTCTTTGATCTCTATGGTGCGCGTAAAGGTAGACCCTTGGTCGCACACCATGTTGTATTTTCCTGCAAGCATTAGCCCTCAATCCGTGACGCAGCCCAAACTGCTGTCACCTATCAAGAATACATCACTTGTATCTTGAGGATTTGAAGCGTTAAGCCTTTTTCTTGCTTTTTGCTTGAGCCTCAACGATCGCTGTGACCGCCGAGAAAATTGCTGTGGTGTTCTTGTCGCCAATCTTGGTTGATACCCAAGCAAGGGCGGTCAACGCTACAGGCATGATTACAGCCACAACTTCAGCCGAAACACCATACTTGTTAGCAAGATAGCCAAGTCCGCCCAAAATTGCGCCCTTGACAGCCTGATCGCTTACATTCGCTTTAATGTTCTTGTCCATTGTTTTCCTCCGTAATAGGGAACTGATACTCGCCCGACCGCATCATATCCATCGCTGTTTCCAGCATCCCATGGGCAAGCCAAGGGGTCATGGAATCCGAAATGGACAGAACCAACTCTTGTTGTGAGTCGGAAACTACTTCTGCGATAAGCACAAAATTGGTTACAAGACCCTGAGGTAGAGCCCCACGAAGGAGTTCCTCAATTTCTGCATCCATAGAAGTTTCATTATTTTCTTCTTCCATGAATCCTCCAATTTTAGACTTACCTACATATTCTACATCACGCAGTCAATGTGTGGGTGACAATCATTCCCAAAGGTCTTGCAGGTTCAATCAACGACAAGATAATTGAATTTGAAGAGCCCACATCTTCGGCTACTGTCCCAAAAGTTTCTGCTTGGCTTGTCGTGAAACTTATTTGATTAAGACTGACCGTTGAATTGACCACCTTTGCACCAGTCAGGTTTCTTTGTATCGCGCTCACCATAGCCTGAAGTGTTCCAGCATTATGACCGTAATAACCAGTTTCCACCTGCCAACGAGCAAAGGCATCAAGACCAGCAGGAAGACCACCAAGGTTTGTCGCATCATTACCAAGAACGTCATCGCCATCCAAGACGCTTGAGTTCAAAGTAAAAATTTGCCAACCGATTCCTTCCGTAGAAGGCTGATATGTGACCAAGATTGGTCGCCCTCTGAACTGTGCAAGCCATGATAGATAAGAACTGTCACAAACCTTTGGATTTACAAAACGACTCAAGGTCGCTAAGTTCGTTGGATCTCCACCTTCGCTTTTATCTAAATATTCAAAAGCAACACTCTGATCAAGAATTTCATCAGATGCAGAAGTTAGAACATCAAAAAACCTTGCCAAAGGATATGTTGGTTCATTGACGGTAAAGTCCGCTAAATCTGATTCAAGATAAATCTCTGGCAAATATTCAAAAGATTGGCTCAAGAAACCGTTTGAAAAAATTCTCTTACACTGATGTGCTGTTGGTCTAGAAATATTCAGGTATGCATCGGTCAAGGTTGAAAAGACAACACGAAACCGTAACTGTATAGACCATCTACCTGTTGTTGGTACTTGGATTGGAACTGATCTGATCAACTGCCATCTTGGCTCATCGGTTCCTCCTAGGGCAACAGCAAAAGATCCTTCATTGCCGACTATTTGATTGAATGGGTCAACGAATGAAAAAGTTGAAGTGTTTTCGTCAAATTCAACTTCAGACAAAATGGTTTTTAAATACACTGTGCAGTTCTTTGTGGGCTTAACCCACATGAAAGCCTCAATAAAGTCACCAGCGTCTTGATCCACTGTTAACGAAAACTGCGATGGAGTGTCGGATGTTAAAGCGTGATAATTGTAGTAAACATAGTTTTCCAATGATGTTGGAGAAAGTTTTAGCGATCCGCGAGCAGAGTCCTGATAGTCAACCGCGTTGACAGAAAGTGTCCCATCAGAAGTCCAAAAATCACTTGTTGAAGTAGTGAAAGTTGATGACTCAAGAAAAGTTCTCTCGGTTGCATCAAGATAGTTGAATATTATTCCCATATTTAGGACGTCGCGATCGTAGTGCAATCACCAATCGGTATTGCACCCTTTTCCAGTATTGTTACATCATCAACACTATTTGAAGCAAAAGACGTTGACCCAGAAATCGCTACAGTCATTGAATCAACATACTTAACGCCAGCAATTTTTGATGCGATTGTTGTCAAGTAAAGGTGGTTCACCGAAGTTGAAAAATCCCACCCACTGATAGACAGATACGCCTCAATGGCTGCTGAAACAGCAGATCCAACATCTGATGTTGAGTAGTTCGCTTCCACAACGATATTAGCGCTGACCGTAACATCAAAAGTATTCATGTCATGAAGATAAACATTCAAGCCAGCAACAACACGAGATTCAATATCATTTTTTATGCTGAGTTTCTGTGCTGTGGATACTGGATCTCCAACCGAGTCACATAGTGAAATTGTTACAGCACCACCGACATTCGCTGTAGAAAAAAGCATTCCATCGCCAAGAACTACGCTTCCAACAGTTGTCACCGCAGTTGCAATGTTTGTGTTGGTTTTGGCGTAACGGAATGTTGTGGTTGTTGGGACTGCGGTTATTGTATATGTTCCGTTATAAGCAGCGGTAGCCATATCTGCGACATCAACGATATTACCTACAGAAAAACCGTGAGCATACCTAGTCGTTAATGTGACCACATTTGATGTGAGAACAGCGTTGACAATGTCGTTCTCTTTTGCCTGAGTCAGGTCGTAAACCTTGTACCTACTTACGGTCGGGTAGTTAGTTGAAATATAGTTTGTTAACTGTGATGCAGTTGTAATTGAACTACTGAGTGAACTAAGATAGGTAACTGCACGATTAAAGTATTCAGAGTCTGTTTCTGTGTCCGTTCCAACACTTGCTAGCGATGTGAGCGTTGCCGAAAGAATAAATGGGGTGCTTGAAACAACAGTCAGGTTAGAAGGAGTAGGCGTGTCTGGGTATAGAGATGGGTCAGAAGCAATAACCGAAACAGAACCAGTAGTGTCGCCAGACGCAATAGTGATGTCGTTGATCGTCTCGTATAGGTACTGTGTTAAAACACCAGCAGCATCGTACACATCGTAGGAGAAAACGGTTCCAGCAACAATCGTCGCACCAGTATTCACCGACAATTCAATTTCAACAGTTGCCGTCGCTGCTGTTGCCTCAACCCGTGAAAAACCCATCAAATTCAACAAGCCTTCCATCAAACCATCAGGCAGACGGTTGATAGTTGCAATCAAACTCCCCGTGGTATGAGAAACTGCTTCAAGCAATGCGTTTTCAACCGTTCCGACACGAGGGGTGAACTCGGGCATTGCTGTCTGCGCGTACTCAATAGCCTCATCGTAAACGTCAGTAATTTCTTTATCGTTTACAGTTAAATTTACATAGTTCAAGAAGTTTGGTGAAGCCATGGTTATTGTGTCCGTTCAAATTTGATTGCTAGATTTGTTTGACCATTATTGTTCGGCACGACATCAACACCAGTTATTCGTATTTCTGGTATCAGGTTTCCCACTTGAACGCCGACCTGTCTTATTTGTTTGTTGTCAAAAGTCGGGTCTTTTGTTCCATAAAAAGTTGATATAGGTAATTCGCCCGGCTCTATTTGAACAGCGAAACCGATAAGTGTCGCATAATACTCATCAGAACCGTCAACTATCGTTTCCATTTCAAAAGATTCGTGCCTGAATTTCATCGGTAATCTAATCGTGTTCATAGCGACCCAACAATCACGCCTTCATCAAGGGAATTATTCAATAATACAACAAGAACTCGTGCACCAACCGCGGGCAGAGACAAAGTCCCACTGTAAACACCAGAAATGCTTGTTGTAGTTGCAGATAGCGACACACCAGTGACTACGGATGATCCAGAAACAACCGCTGTAGTCGTTGTTATCGTCTGCTTGACGGGGGTGGTAACAGGAAAAGTAAAAGGTGCCATAAACTTGTACGGACCAAGTTGAGCGTCGGTATTGAGTGCGGTAATTTTAACAAAACCAGTTCTCGTAGCATCGTTTTTGGCTGTCAAAACCCCAAGGTGAATAGAGGAAAAGTCGGCGAATGTTGGCGCAGCCGAGTCAGCACGACTCATCTGATCTATTGCATCTCCACCTATGCTTGACATAATTCCGCCTTACCCAATCACTGTTGTTTCTGAAACTTTTTGGTCAATCTTCTTTTTATCCTCTGGGGATATCTTCTCTAAAGTAGCAAAATTTATCTTTACAGGCTCTGGCTCACCATACTGATATTGAACAGATGTAATCAAATACGCTGTTTGATCAAATCCTTTTATCCCGTAAATAACCACTGTCATTCCCGCCCTCACATTGTAGGCGCTCCCGACATTCTGCTCGTACTTGTCCCCAACCCATATATTTGCCGAACCCTCTGACTCCTTCGGACTATCCATAGATCTACGAAGTTCAGGAACATCCGTGAGAAAGAAATTCATTTTCTCATCATTTGGATACTTGAGAGGAATGTAATAAAGAGGGCGCACCTCTTTCTTGCCGTCGGTAGTAGTGAAGGTGTAGGTAGGAGTTTTCTCTATACCCCAACGACCTATCAACCAGTTAGGCGAACCATAAAACAGTGTGGGGACAGCAACAGTTTTCCCCTCTGGTATTGCATACATCACGAAACAAAGATATTGAATATCTTTAGCAGACCGAACCAAAACATCATAAACCGATTCTTGGTTCTTATCAGTTTTTACTTTTATCGTGGTGGTTTTAACACCCTTGGGTTCTTGACCCAAAAACTCTAAACCGAACTTTTTTGCAACCTTTTTCGCGAACTCATATCCCGTCGTAGACCTGAATGCTTGAGGCTTTTTATCTAATTTCATTTTTTGAATAGCCTCTGTACGCAATTCTAACTTAATCTTAAAATATCTTCCCTCGCCATTTGAAATCTCATGGCTCGCAATCATATAACGCTCGGTTACGGTTCCATCATTAAACAAAACTATGTTACTTACAGCAAAATAGTTGTTATTCCACATAGCAAGATCTTCGTCTACAAGTTCAACAGTTATCTGCGATGCACCGTCAACCGAATAACTGACAGTGATGCTGGTAACACTTTGCGCTATTTTGCGCACTGCTTGAATCTGGCTGTGCCCTACGATAATTATCGTTGAATCTGTAATCATTATCCACAATACCCAGGTTTACCCGGCATAATAAACTTGTTGGTTCCATTTGCCTGAGGGCAAAGAAGCCCAGTTTTTCCTTTAAATTTATTTTGACCCTGACCAGCGGAAGTGTCAAATTCGTTTGTGGCAGAATCAACGGTTTTTGAAGTTTTAGTTGTTTTGCATTTATTTGGAAACTTTTTAGCAAACACGGGATCTTTGCAAGAAGGATTTGGGCGAGTGAACTTCAAAGGCGGAATAAGAGCCACATTGATATTAGGGTTCCTATTTTCCACCAAACTTATCTTCACGTTCGCGCTACTTATTGAATTTTCCTTATTCCTACGCGTAACATCAATGCTCATCTCCGTGATAGAGAAAAACAAACCGCTAAATCTCTCTTCGCTCATATTCCTGTAAACATAAGGTGTTCGCGTAAAAATATCGTAATTAAGTAACTGAAAAACCTTGTCGCTACTTGAAGCCATTCTTCGCAAAGCAAAAATTTGTGGATCAACACTCTGAATAAGACCATCACCGGGATGAGCGATAAGAGCGGTGAAGTCAATAGTCATAAGATTATGAGACTTGAAGGCAACAATGGGCGTAGTTCCCGGTCGTGCTATCTGAACCATTTCATCAGAAAGTTTTCCAATATTGATCTCTCTCGGACTGTATGGGAAAACAAAATCCTCTTCCGTGGTCGCGTCAGAAGAACGCATACGGAGAATCAGTGGGAGAGCACCCGGGGTAGCCGACTGAAGACGGTCAGCCTCTGGTGTTGGATCTTTCAATCTCACCCAAACAGTAACAGTATTAGCCATAACCGCCTACGAAATCTTTACTGGTGCCACAGCACCGCGCTCTTTTTGTTCACGAATAGCCTTAGCAATAGCGGCTTCAATTTGTTGAATAGTTCCACGATCCAAAACTGAAGCATTGATCGTCGTGTTCACATATGAAGGCGATGAAGTAGTTGCGGATGGTGGAGTGTAAACAGACGGGAGACCTCTAGCGTTTCTTTCCGCTGGAGACATTGATCCACCCGCACCAACCATTGCCGTTGGAACAGCACCAGTGGTAAGCAGTGCATTGGTTTGATAAGCGGCAACGGAAGCATCTGCCGACTGTTGTGCTTCAATAAAGTTTGCAAGGAACTCTGGGTCAGAGGAAAGTCTTCCCTTAAGCATTGCCACCAGTCTTGTGCTGTCAATTGTGCCGTCTTCTTTTTTGTAACCACTCAATGCTTCGTTACCGCCGACAAGGGTTGCAAGTTCCGTTGAGTCAATGTTCTTCAACAACGCCTCGGGTGTAGCACCAGCGTTAATCAGTTCATTGCGCATATAAGTCTTTTGTTCTTCGCTAATATTCTTCAAACTTCCAGTGGTCAACTGCTTTTCCAACCCAACAAAAGCGTTAGTTATACCACCAACATCACCGAATTTTGAGACGTTGTAATCCAACATCTGCTTAAGATATTGATCGCTTGTCGCATTAGAAACATCACCAGTAACAATTCTTGCCTGCGTAGCGTTAAGTTGCTTGCCCTGTTCTTTGGCTTGAGCCTTCTTATCAAAATAACTCATTGCCTCGCTAACAGCAAAAGCACCGATATTTGACCAAGCCACCTTGATAAGTCGTGCTTTTTCCTCAGCGGTTTTACCGACAAGATCAAGAACATCACGGAAATTCAACATTTGTGCCTTGAGATCTATGCCAGCAGCCTCAGCAAGTTTATTTAAAGACTCCGCACCAATACCAAAATATTTATCAGAAATCCCAACAGCAGTTGTATAATTCAAAATACTGGTATTAAGTGCTTTGAATTGCTCATCATATTTTTTTAAAGCCTGAGCAGCATACGCAGGGTCGGCATTTTCGTTAACGAATTTTCTGCGATCAATCTCTAACTGGTCTTTCATATTGATCAGGTCGTCAACGTTTCCACCAGCGATAGCCTCGTCAATATTTTTACCATAATCTTCTACCATCGTTTTTGCGGCTTCACGAGTCTTTTTTCGCTGTTTACCCGCTTTTACATAACCCGTAATACCTCCGACAATGCCACCAATAATTGCTCCTGCCGCTGTTCCGACACCCGGAAACACCGAGCCAATAGTTGCGCCAAGTGCCGCACCGGCAGTCGCACTTGCAGCAGCAGATGTTCCTCTAGATTTAACGGAGTCATCTTTAAACCTGCCAGCGATTGCGCTTCCCGCCATATAGGCGCTAGTAGCAATCGCAAGAGGTACGGCTGCCTTTGATGCTCCCTGCTTCAACAATCCACCGACGTTTTTCATTTTTCCGCCGAGTTTTGCGAATCTTCCCCCCTGTTTAAACATTTTTCCAAACTTTCCCCCTTTCCCGCTTGGACCGTCTATCAAATCGGTTGCAGTAGACATTGGGGAACCGTTGATATTAACAACACCCGCGTTCACGTTCATTGACGGAATGTTTTTCCCAAACATTGTTCCAAGAACAGTAAAAAACTTTTTAGCGATACTAAACAAAGCGTACAAAGCAACAAGATTAACCACACCGCTGATTTTGCCTAAACCAATAGACTTCAATCCGTTAGTTAGCGCCAAAACAGCCTTGCCGAAACCTGCTAACCCTTTGAAAAATAGTTCAACAACTTTCAACAACATTGCAAGAGCAGGCATCGCACCTATAAACAGTCTGCGGATCACATCGCCATATTTTCCGATTGCTACGAGAGTGCTTGCGATCTGTTCAGCGAATGCCTGAATACTTCCCTTATTTCGTTCAATCGTGTCAGCAAGACTTGTCATGCTCGTTGTGAAACTTGTTCCCAACGATGAAAAAAGCGGTTTAAAGAAATACTCGTTGATCAGTTCACCAGCGGCTTGGAACTGTCGCATCCAATCCTGCATTCGGTCAAAAGCATCACCGATTGTCATGAAACTTTCTTTAAAGAAACCAAAAATACTTGGTGTAGTACCAAGGTATTTAGTCATCAGAACAATTAACTTGTCCGCGCCTTTATCAACAGCATCAAGGAAACTTCCCATCTTCCCATTAACATCAAAATCTTGAAGAACATAGTTAAGACGGGAAATAACTTTAGAAATTATTCCCTGAAGGCGAGAAATTGCCCCACCAGTTTCACCAAGATACTGACCACCTAGATCTGTTAACTGACCTTTGATTGCAGTAATAGCCTGCTTAAACCGACCCATAACAGTATTGTTCAGTGCATCTAATGTTCCAGCATATTTAGTGGCAAAAGTTTCGCCAAGTTTTCCTTCAGCCGCGGCTTTCAGAAACTCTTCACTGGTTTTAATACCAAGAGCGCCCGCTTCTTTAACTATCTTTTCAAAGTCAGGACCCAACTCTTTAGCCGCTTGAGCACCGCCAGCAAGACTGCCCTTTTTCTGTACTGCCGCCAAGAAGTCAGCAAGTTTTTGTGAACCCTTCTCCAAATCGCCACCACTACCAGCAACAACATCCATCAACGATGTGTATGCGGCAACAGTCTCACCAGTTACTGGTTTTACCTTGCTGAGAGTTGAAAAAGAAGCCTGCAAACCTTTCGCGCCAACAACAGCAAGTTGGGTGTTATCGGTAAACATTGATAGAGCCTGTCCAGCGGCAACAAATCTATCGGTCGTGTTTACCGTACCCTGATAGTAGGCAGGTGAGTTTTGCACAGCAGAGAACTCTCTTTGCGCAGCCAAGAACGTTGTTATTGCAACAAATGCGATGCCAACCGCAGAAGCCATAGTGGACATTGCCGCTTGATACATTTTTACAAAATATGTTCCCGCTTTAAAAGCAAGACTTATTC